TATGATTTAGAAAAAGGACACGGTGAGTTTGTCCCAGGTATTTGGTGTACGGTTAAAAGTATTCAAGGAAGAGCATTATATTTTGAAACATATCTTTATGAAACAGGTGCATTATATGATAAACTTCCTATATCAGCATTTGTATGGAAAAAAACAAAAGAAGATATAGAATTGGCAAATTTACAATTATGGGATTGTTTTAGTTATGATATATCAGTTATTGAAAAACAAGTGATAAGTGGTAATAGATGTATGTATCTATCACCAGATAAGAAAGCATATGAAGGAAATTATATGTTTAGTATAGACAGTTGTAATTCAACTAATAAAGAGAATAATATAGGTTATAGTGAAACTCCAAGTCAACATAAATCTTTTAATATAATAAAATTAGATAATGGACATTTTGCTGCTCAACCTAATAATAGAGTTTTGTTTTATGATAAATCATTAACACCTAGTAAAACAAAAAGACCAGATTATAAAGTATCTACTAGAGAGTATAGTGTAGATAATATAAGTAAATGGACAGCAGGTGATAGTGATAAACACCATTATGAGTTAACAGAATCAGAAAGATTACAAGACGAATTAGAACCGATAGATAACGATAGTAGATTTCTTAAACCAAATTATGATTCACACAAACATTACAAAGAAAAAAAATGACTAGAAGTGTATTTAATACAGAAAAGAATTTAGACTTTACAAAACAACCTATGTTTTTTGGTAAGAGTTTACAAGTACAAAGATATGATAATATGAAGTATCCTATATTTGATAAACTTTGTCAAAGACAATTAGGTTATTTTTGGAGACCTGAAGAAATATCTTTGCAAAAAGATATGGCAGATTATAAAGTTTTATCTGAACAAGGTAAATTTATATTTACATCTAATTTAAAATATCAAACAATGATGGATAGTGTGCAAGGACGAGGTCCTTGTTTGGCATTTTTACCATTTGTATCTATACCTGAATTAGAAAGTTGTATAATCGCTTGGGACTTTATGGAAAGTATTCATAGTCGCTCATATACATATATTATTAAGAATTTATATTCCGACCCTAGTGAAGTTTTTGATACTATTATTACAGATGAAAAGATTGAAAGTAGGGCAAATAGTATTACACAAACATATGATGATTTAATGCATTTAGGGTATAAATGGATATTAAAACCTGATAGTGTTGATATGTATGAGTTAAAAAAGAAATTATATTTAACATTGATGACTGTTAATATATTAGAAGGTTTAAGATTTTATGTTTCTTTTGCTTGTTCGTTTGCATTTGGTGAATTAAAGATGTTAGAAGGTTCTGCTAAAATACTTTCATTAATTGCAAGGGATGAAAGTTTACATTTATTAATAACACAAAGAATACTTAATAACTATCGTGAACTAGAACACGATAAAACTATGAATAAAGTGATGAGAGATACAGAAAAAGAAGTTTATAAGATGTATGAACACGGAGTAGGACAAGAGAAACGTTGGGCAACTTATTTGTTTTCAAAAGGTTCTATGATAGGGTTATCAGAAAAATTATTACATCAATATATAGAGTATATGGCAAATCGTAGAATGAAAGCAATTGGATTAGACCCACAATATGACCAAAAGACAAATCCATTGCCTTGGGTAGACCATTGGTTAAATAGTAGGTCATTACAAAATGCACCACAAGAAACAGAAATTGAAAGTTATGTTATAGGCGGAATTAAACAAGATGTACAAAAAGACCAATTTAAGAAATTTAAATTATAATTGAATATATTATTATGGATTTGGATGATTTAACTAAAAAATATAAAAGGTATTGTGGTAATTGTAATACAAGGTTTACTATTGTTTATGATGAAGATAAAACAGAACAACGAGTGACGGTGTGTCCGTTTTGTAGTTATGAACTTGAAGATGAAGATGAACAGGAAGAAGAGGTAAGTGAAAATGAACACGAAGAAGCTAGTTGGGATTGATTATAGTATGACAAGTCCTGCAATATGTGTAACAGATGACTTTATATTTGAGCATAGTCGTTTTTATTTTCTTACTAATAAGAAGAAACATTTAGGTATATTTGGTAATATAAATGGTTCTGAACATCAACCATATACAGACCCTATCCAAAGATTTACTCAAATTTCTGATTGGGTTTTAAAAGTTTTACGTTTATATCATCCAGGAGACCATACTGTTGGCATTGGACCATCAATAGCAATTGAAAACTATTCATATGGTTCTAAAGGTAGAGCATTATTTCAAATAGCAGAAAATTGTGGTATACTTAAATATAGATTATCAGAACAAAAATGGAGTTATAATGTTATTGTACCAAGTGTTGTTAAGAAACTTGCTACAGGTAAAGGTAATGCAGATAAAGAAATGATGTATGAACAATTTTGTAAAGATACAAAAACAAATTTAAAGAAGTTATTAGATACAGAAAAGGCAGGCAATCCAGTATCAGATATAGTTGATAGCTGGTATATAGCAAAGGCAAATTATGGGACCATTTAAAATTTTAATATTAGCATATCTTATTGGTATGGATCCAGTTGCAACGCAACAAACGTTTCAAATGCAAGGGTATTATCCAACTATGGAAGCGTGTAAGGAAGAATTACTTAAACAAAAACCTGATAGAAGATATGAAGTGATGAACGAGTTTGTTATAGATGGAGATTTTAAATGGGATTGGTTAGTTGCAGGATGTAAAAATGATGATACAGGAGAAGTATTTAAACTATATCCAACATATCCAAAAGGTAAACCAGATGAATTACAAGGCATTGATTTAGAACTTGATGAGATACATATATGATATACAATAGGAGATTCTTACGAGCAAAAAAACATATTACGTGCCAGCATTCACCTTTAAAACATATTGCACCTAAAGTAGAATTAGTATGTGTAAATGATTTGATGATAACTGCTAAACTTAATTGGTTGAAAAGAAGATATGAAAATTTTAAAGAAAGTATTGAAGGTGCAGGTATGATATATCCAATTATCTATACTGACCTAGAACATTATTGGTTAAAAGAAAAAAGATGGCCGAAAGATAAAGATGGCAACTGTATACCTGGACTTGCAGTACATACAGGTAATAAAAGAGTTTATTGGGCAAAACGTTATGGGTATACTCATATTGAAGGATATTATGTAAAGAGTAAAGAAGAACAAGCGGCTATTGTTAAACAAACATTTATGTTGAAGGAAGCATACCCAAATGTATAAACCACTACCAGATGGATTAATAATTAAAAAATCTTCTATAGAAGGTCAAGGATTATTTACAACAAAGTTTATTGAGAAAGATGTAAAGTTAGGTTTATGTCACGTACTTGTTGATGGAGAAATTATAAGAACACCATTAGGTGGGTTTGTTAATCATAGTGATAAACCAAATTGTATAAAGATAAGAGGAGTATTAGGACTTAAAGAGGTTGAACAAACTAATAAGTATTTTTTATATACTTCACGACCTATAAAGGCGTGGGAAGAATTAACAGTTAAATATACTTTTTATAAAATAGAGAATGAAAAAATTAAAAAAAATAGTTAGTTTAGGAACTTCCAATGCGATATCTGCTATTGAACACGCAATAAAGCATTGGGGTAAGAGAGAAAATTTATCACTTCATAGAGTTTTTAAATATCCAGTAAGTGGCAAACTTTTATCTGAAGAAGATGTTGTAAGAATTATAAATTGTGACGCTTATTTGGTTGATGGAACTTGGGGCAGTACAAGTCCTAAAAGACAAAAATATAAAACAGCTGATATTGAAAAAGATAAGTATGGAAAAGTTATAGATTTTAATAGATTTGCCTGGATGGAATATGTTAATCTCCAAGCTAGTCGTCTAACAACAAAATATAGAAAACCATTATTAGTTACTGAAAGTGCAACATTAAGTAGAATTAAATGTAATTATATAGATACTTGGTATAAAAAAACAGGTCCAAGATATTACCGTATGGGATTAAATAACTGGACATATGGAAAAACTAAATGGTGTAAACCAGAAAATCTCCAAAGATTGAATAATATGATTCAATTGACACAAAGATATAATCCAGAAATAACGTATATAGATAATATATACAATCATCAATGGAAAAATAATAAAGATGGTGCAGTTTTAATTGTGCCTGGTTTAGAACACGACCCAACATCTTCTATTCCTGTATCTGAATTTATTAAAATTAGTGTTGAAAAAGTTAGAAAAGCAACTACAAGAAAAATTATAGTTAAACCACACCCACATAGTAAAATTGTAATTCAAGATTTAGTGGAAGATGTTGAAGTTGTGCCAAAAGATGTAACTTTAAATTCTATTATAGATAGGGTTTATTGTGGGGTGTTAGGAGAAAGTACAAGTATTTTTCAACTCATTAATTTAGGAATACCTTGTATTACTTCAAAATATAATTTTGGTGCTGGTATAATTTCATACGATAAAGAAGGAGTTAAATTAGAAAATACTGACATTGATAAGATAGAAGATTTATATTATGCTGAACCTGAAGAAGTTTTAGAATGGTATAAAATGGTATCTTATACAGAATTTACTCTTAAAGAATTTGATTCAGATACAATTTTGCATTATATAAAGGAATTGATACAATGAAGTCAGCATTGATTACAGGTATCACAGGTCAAGATGGTGGATATCTTGCTAAATTATTATTAGAGAAAGGGTATAAAGTATATGGTGCTCAAAGAAGAAATACAGGCAAAAGATATTGGCGATTAGATGAATTAGGTATTAGAAATGATATTGAACTAGTTGATATAGATTTAACTGAACCTTATAATATATCAAAATTATTAGTTAAGACTCAACCAGATGAATTTTATAATTTGGCTGCTCAATCATTTGTAGCATTGTCATTTGAACAACCACAAGTTACTACACTTACAAACTCAATAGGAGTTTTAAATATATTAGAAGCGATTAAAGATGTAAATCCTAAAATTAAATTTTATCAAGCTTCTACTAGTGAAATGTTTGGTAAGGTTACTGAAACACCACAAAAAGAAACTACTAGATTTTATCCTAGAAGTCCTTATGGTGTTGCAAAAGCATATTCACATTATATGGTTGTTAATTATAGAGAGGCATACAATTTATTTGTTTGTTCAGGCATATTATTTAACCACGAAAGTCCTATGAGAGGTGAAGAATTTGTAACCAGAAAGATTACAAAAGGATTAGTAGAATGGTCAAAGACAGGTAAGATTTTAGAATTAGGTAATTTAGAAAGTTATAGAGATTGGGGACACGCTGAAGATTATGTTGAGGCAATGTGGTTGATGTTGCAACAAGATAAAGCTGAAGATTATGTTATTGCTACTGGTAAGACATATCAGGTTAAAGAATTTATACTTAAATGTTTAGATTATTTAAAGATACAATATCAGGTAAATGGTCACGAAATAATAGAGAAACATAGTAAAGATTTTATTATTAAAACAAATCCTAAATTTTTTAGACCTACAGATGTAGATTTATTAGTAGGCAACACTACAAAAGCAAAAACAAAATTAGGATGGAAACCTAAGCATACCATAGATAGTTTAGTTAAAGATATGATGAGTGCTGATATGAAAAGAGAAGGATGAAAAAGATTTTTGTTACAACTTATAATAAAAAATTGTATGACCAGTATGCTCATCAATTGATTACAACATATTTGGCAACACAACAAACATTGCCTATGTATGTTTTTGTTGAAGATGACCCAAAGAGTTATCCTCAAATAAACAATGTACATTATCATAATTTGTTTGAATTTGAACCAGAGTGTAAAAAATTTATAGAAAGAAATAAACATAGAAAAGTAAATA